AGACAGGATTCAATAATCCTAAATGAGTCTAGGGGCATTACTACTGATTTATCGGTATCAAATTCGGAAAAAGTAACTGCGTCTGAATCATCCGTCCAGAAAATATCTCCTCTGACTATCTCCCAGCAGGATTCCTTGACGGCTGGGGAATCTTTAAATATTAAATTAGCTCAACTTAATATTCGTGGGGTTGATTATTCTACTGTTTCGGATTCTCCATCAATCCAATTAAATAAATTACCGATATCAAAGACTGATATTCTGACCGCCTCAGATTCGCCTATTGTCCAGGTAATGGAATTAGGCGTATTCCCGGTTTCTAAACAAGATTCTCTGACCATATCTGATTCTCCAACAGTCAGGTTGAATTCCCTGTCAGTATCTAAAACTGATACATTAACTATCTCTGATCAATTAAATGAAAAGATTTATCCATTAATTATTTCTAGACAAGAATCTCTAACGGTATCTGATCAACCCGGACAACAGATTTCCTTCTTGGCAGTTTCCCAACAGGAATCCGTTACTTCCTCAGATTCATCTATTGTTGAGGTAGGGGTTCTTGGTCAAATTCCTATTTCAAGGCAGAAATCTCTGACCTTATCGGATTCGCCCCTTGTTAGATTAGATTCTTTAACAATATTAAAAACCGATACCTTAACAATATCAGATCAATCAAGTAATAAAATTTCCCCGTTGGTTCTTTCTCAACAGGATTCCCTAACAATATCGGATTCCCCTACCGTTGAACGTATGGCCTTGGGAATCCTTTCCATTTCCAAACAAGAATCCCTGACGATATCCGATCAATCGGGCCAGCGGATCAATCCCATTATAATTTCTGGACAGGATTCCATTTCGGTAAAGGAATCCCCATCAGAAGTTCTGCCCATCCTGACAGTATCAAAATCCGATTCGATAACGGTATCGGAATCGGGCATCTCTAGAATTTCTCCATTGAGGATATCAAATCAGGATACCCTGACGGTCTCGGATTCCCGTTCCGCCCTGCATGAGGTTCTGGATGTTCTTCCCATATCCAAACAGGAATCGCTCACGGCCGCTTCCCAGCCGGCGCAAAAAGTATCTCCCCTAACGATATCCGCACAGGATTCTCTCTCAATCGGAGAATCCGGATCGGGAAAACTTGATGTTTTAGGAATATCGAAATCAGATTCCTTGACGATATCTGATTCCCCTGCCCCGAAAGTCTCCTTCCTGAGAGTACACAGGCAGGATTCCCTGACGGCTTCAGAAACGAAGAATGCAAACTCCAACCTTATCGTTTCACAGACGGACCGCCTGACTGCATCCGATCAGGCCGGACGTAAAATATCCCCATTGATCATCTCCGCGCAGGATTACGTCTTTGCGAAAGATTCAGCATCCGGTGGCCTGGATCATTTGACCGTCTCGAAAATGGATTTCCTGACAGTATCCGAATCGGGGCAGCCCGGCGTAACTCCCCTTCACGTCCGCGGCCTTGATACGATCATCCTGTCAGAATCGAGGCAGGGCAGAATAAACCCCGTCAATATCCAGGCCACCGATACCGTCACAGCATCCGACAGTAAGACCCTTCTCCTGGGAACGATGGCTCCCCTGGAAGTGAGTCGATCTGAATCAATTACAGGTTCCGATAATTCAGCCATAAGGCCCAATCTCCTAGTCATTCATCATTCCGATTCAGTTATCGTTTCAGATTCGAAATCACAATTTTTAACATTCGTTTCTATCCGCGCATCGGATACAGTAAAAATAAAGGATTCTCTTGATCTACATACTACATGGGTAGATGTTCACAGAACTGAATATATAACCGCATCCGAAGGGGCCACAAGGGATGCGGATATGTCTGGACTACCCGTGAAGTTTAGATTTGATTCGAATAAGACTTTTATATTTGATGGATTTCAAGGTTTCCGTTTGAAGAAAAAGAAAACTCACATGATAACTTGAGGCATATATGGAACCCGCAATCTGGACTAAACAGACTTACGATGAACGGCTCCTAGAATTTGATGCCACAGATGCCCTTGCTACCGGGGATAGTGTTAAAGCGGGATCGGTTGTAGATGTAACCGTATGGGAAGACACAACGGACAAGACTGCAACCATGTTTGTAGGACCGGCATCCATTGTGGGTAATAAAGTTTATGCCAAAATCATAGGTGGGGAAGATACACATTCTTATTGGGTAAGGGTACGTCTACTTACAACCAATGGCGATAAGATTGAAGATGATCTGCGACTCCTGGTGCGCAATGTGGGGGGATGAATGAGAAATTGGAAATCATTATTTCTATCGTTCTTAAATAAATTCAAAGTATCAGAAGGGATGATAATTCCTTATGGATTATCTTGGGAAAAAATAAATTCTGAGATTAATTTGCTTTTGCAGTTTCCATTATTTTTAACTATTGATGAAGAATGGGATGATTTTGAATTTAATTACAAATCAAATCAACTCAGAATGTTGCAAGTTCTTATTAAGATTGGCTCAAAGAATAATATACGATTTGCCCTTATTCCAATTGGAGAATGATATGAATGCAGTTCTTATTACGCCCCCAACCCTTGAGCCAATTTCGCTCGAAAAATTGAAGCTCCATCTGAAGATTGAGCTTGACGTTCTTGATGAGGATGAATATCTGGAAGGCTTAATAAAAAGTTCAAGGGAGCACGTAGAAGATATTACACGCAGGGCCATCATAAGCCAAACGTGGGATTATTATTTACAGAATTGGCCCGATGGCGATTCAATCACCCTGCCACTTGGCAATCTACAAGATGTTGCTTTAATCCAATACGTGAAATACGTGAATAGCGCAGGAACATCGACCACATTGACCGTTACCACTGATTATATATGGCAGACTAATGGAGAAGGATTCGGAAAAGTGATTTTGCCCTATGCGGGGACATGGCCCACGGCTACACTCTATCCGTCAAATCCGATTACGATTCGGTTCGTTTGCGGGTGGGCAACCCAAGCCCTTGTCCCATTTAAAATCAAGGCAGCTATAAAAATGATATGTGCTGAATTATATGAACAACGCGGTGAATCCGTTATGGGTATGACTATCCATGAGAATAAAGTCATTGATCGGCTTTTGGCGAGCAAAAGACTTTGGGGGAATTTCTAAGTGTATATTTCAACAACTGATGGGAAAGAATTTTTAATTCCCGATATGTGTCCATATTGTCAATTAGACACAGCAGGAAATCATGATCTTAAATGTCCTTCTTTTGGAACGGATAAGATTATAACTATTTTTAATGAAGTTCTTGCAAGAGATTGGCTTCATCCCGATGAAGATAAAGCATGGGAGGATTTATGCATGACAATTCGATGAATCTAATGAGAGAGTTTGTAGAGAAATATAATATCAGATTTGGAACTGTGGTTGATGTGGGGAGTCAGGATTTAAATGGAAATTATCGAGGACTATTCGCCGGTATGGAATATATCGGCGTGGATATTGTGGAAGGAAAGAATGTCGATGTGATTATGGATTCGGAACAATGGCAGGCGATTAAGGGGGTTGATGTTGTTATTTGCGGTCAGACCCTTGAGCACGTTGCCGATATCCCCAAATTATTGTCGTCTATTTTTAATGTTCTAAAACCTGGAGGTCTGCTTTGTATGATAGCCCCCTCTGCTGGCCCTCCACATGATTATCCGATTTGGGTAGGGCACTTCTCCCGCGAGAAAATGGCGCAGATAATTGAAGACGCTGGATTTGAAACTATTGATTGCATAGTCAGTCCTTCAGAACCCTTCAGGGATGTGCGGTGCATAGCGAGGAAAGTAATAAAGGAAACTAAACGTGCAAATCGGATCACTAAGGCATAGGGTAAAATTCCAATCGCCGGTCAGAGTCGCCGATGGCATGGGAGGAATGACGGTTTCCTGGAAAGACGAATCCGTTTGTTGGGGATCAATCTGGCCGGTTGGAGGATCAGAGGCACGTAGATCGGGTCAACTGACTTTTGAGATAACCCATAATATCCGAATAAGATATCGGAGTGATATAGATACATCTTATCGAATTTCGCATAGAGGGGCTTATTACTCCATCGTTTCAATTATCAATCCCAACATGAGTAATAAACTTCTTGATATTTTGTGCAAGGAGACGGAGACGTGAAGATAAATTTCCAGGACAATAAATGCCATGGTGAAATAGACGATGCCATTCCTGATCCTGTCTTGAAATATATTGATGATAATGCAGAGAGCATCGCTGAATCAATAGCGTTTAGAGCGCAGGCAACGGCAGCATTTATTGATAAGACCGGAAGGTTGAGAAAATCTATAAAGGCCAGGAAATCAAAATATGAAGGTGGAGGATGGATCGTTGGGGCATGGTCTCCGCATGCTTGGC